TTCGACGCGCGCACGGGATTCGTAGTAACCTGTCGGGTTCTGAAGGCCCTCTCCCCGCATCTGAATAACCATATCCTTTCCGGTTACGGCCAGCCGGTACCGGACCTCCGGCTCGTACGCGCGGACTGCCACCGAGGCGCGGCCGTCGAAAACTGGGCCGTGTGGGTGGACGTTGAACTCGACCATTTCAGACCGTCCTCGTCCGGCCCTTGCGGCCGAACTCCGCAAAGGCTGATTCCATCAGCGCGTACAGGCCCATGCCGATGTTCGTCTGTTTGGCCGTTCCCGTCCCCTGCGACGTGGCGTAGGCGCCCGACTCCAGGGTGACTTCGGTAATGGCCATGGCTACCGCGAGTTGCCGGATAAGGGAGGGGACGAGGTGGACGTTGATGGGGGTCGAGATCAGGTGGGTGGCAGCGGTCGTTCCCTGGACGCCCCGGGCCACGGTGAGGACGCGGCTGACGAAGATCGTGGCCCCGGAGTGAGCGGCCAGGACTGTTCCGTCCCAGGCCCGCTTGACCGTGAGGACGTTCCCTGTCACGTCCAGGACGAGCATGCGCTCACCGCCCAGGGTGACCACCTCGTCCGGGAAGAACTTCGTGCCGTCCGTGACAGTGAGAAGGTTGTCCGCGTTGGATACCGTTCCCGCGCCCGCGCCCTGCTGTACCTGGCCACTAGTCACGTTGGCGCGGTCGGTGACGAGCAGACGCTCAGTGCCGATCAGAAGGCCGTCACCTACCCCTACGGCCGCCCCGTTGGTCACGGTGAGAGTTGTGCCCGTGGTATCGGTCATGGCGACCGCCAGGGCGCCTCCGGGGCGTGTGTCGATGCCGAACCCGAACGTTCCGGTAATCGAGACGTCCCGCTGCGGAGTGTTCCCCTGGCCGAACGTCGCGCTACTCGACCTGTTCAGCTCCAGGTAGGTGAACGGAGGGGAGTACCGGGGGTGGCCCCAGAAAATGTCTGCGTTGCTGATCAGGTTCCCGCCGCTCGTGACGACCGGAACGTTCACGGTCACGTCTGCGAGCTCTGCCTGATCAAGCCAAATGCGCCACGGGTAGGCGTACTGGAAGTTCGGCCAGTCCACGAACTTAGTGGCGATGGTCGGGTAGAAGACGCGGTTCATCTTCCCGTCAATGGCACGCGAGGCAGCCTGGATAGCCCTGTCTACCTGGACGTTATTACGGGCAGTCTGCTTGATGTCCAGCGCAGATTTGACTTCCTCGCGCGTTGTATAACACGGGGAATTGATGGTCACAGCGTCTCCTACCTTTGACTCGCTTTCTGTCCTACGGGCTGTGCCCGAGGTCAGGAGATGATGAAGTTGTTAGACACAGAGTAGCCCAGATCAGGCGGGGTCCACTATCAACCAGGCAACGGTGGACGTGTCCCCGATCGTCAGGCTCTTGATGCCGAAGGAAGTCCCCGCGATCCGCGACGACACGTAGGCCAGACCGCCCACGGTCCCGCCGGGTGACTCTACGGCCAGGAAGACTCTGGACGAGGCGCCTATGCCGGTCGTGGGCACAGTGACCTCGGTGATCCCGTTCAGAACAGCCGTGCCCATCTTGGCGTTGGCGCCTTCCTTGACCTGCAAGCCTTTCCCGGCCGTCCCGATGACGAGGTTCCCGTTAGTGACGGTCACGTCGCCTGCCGGTAGACCCGAGGAATTGTAGAGGGGCACGCTCAGACCTCCTTGTTGTCGGGAGTCGAAGCCTACGCCTCAGCCCAGATCAGGTTGAAGTTCCAGAGCTGGGCTGTACTGCCCGCCGTGGTCTTGAGAACCAGACCCTCACCGGCAGCCAGCATGAAACTCGCACCGGACGGTCCCGCCCCGCCTCCGCTGGGGCTGGCTCCCGAACCAGACGAGGTGATGGACGGGGGAACGCCTCCGAGGGACAGACCGGTCGTGGTGACGGTCGGGTTGCCTGACCGTACTTCCGCGATCGAGTTGGGAGACGTGCTGGTGAACTTGGACAGGTTGGCCGCAGCCACCAGGGTCCCGGCACTGGCGGCCGTCACCCGGAAGATGTTCATGGAAACTGACACCGAGGTGGCTGCCCCGGCCCACGGGACGATGCTCAGGGCGTACATAGTGATGGTCTTGCCGCTGCCCCCGGGATTGAAGATCGACAGGTAGTTGTTAGCGGCCACTACCCCGATGACATCGACAAGCGATGTTAGGTAGAAGTTGCTCCCCGCCGGAATCGCGGGGAGGGCAACGACGGAACCCGTAACTGTCTGGGTGCCGCTGGGGATCGTGGTGACGGTCCCGGTAACTGTAGTGGGATACGAAACGTCCTTTGCGAACAGCGGCATGATGTCACCAAGTGGTTAGACGAGCGTTGCCGTTTGCGGATGCCCAGATTCCGTCAACCTGTCCGGCATACAGCGGGGAGGGGAATTCGAAGAACGCCCCGGCAGCGATCTGTACCGTGTAGTCGGAGGCGGAAGCTACCGCCCCGAACTTGACGAACAGCATCGAAGTACTGTCGTTGAAGATGGTGCGCATGCGAGTGTTGCTAGCCGTGGCGAACAGGTTCACGCTCGTGGCGGACGAAGCCACGCTAGACACAGTGGCTGTCGTGGTCCGAGTAGTAGTCACGTGGCCTCCTTACATTCCGCTCATAGTCTCGGGGTCCCAGTCATTCGGGTACTTCCACCCGTCGTAGGGGCAGTACCAGACTCCAGGTTGGTTCGGGGGGCCGAGTCGCAGCGGCTCCCCGTCGTTCGGGCAGGCGACCGGGGGGATTGACCGGTAGTAGTCGATGTACTCTGCCTGCTGAATCAGGGTGGAGTAGAGATCCCACCCGGTCACCCCGTCGCCAGCCATTAGTCCTCCTGGACGTCCTTGAACTTGTCGGACATGGACGACTGGACTTCAGCCTTGTCCGGAGCAGCGGCCTTCTCTGCGGCTTCGGTGGACGGAGCCTCTACAGCGCCTGCGTCCTTCTTGGCAGGCTCCGAGGCGGCAGCCTTGGCAGGCTCCCGAGCAGCGGCCTTCTTGGCAGCACGCTTGGCCGCGACCTTCTCAACAGCGGCTTCCACGGGAGCGATGATGCTCTGGGTGAGCGTCACGAGCTCCTTCTCAGCGTCCTCCCAAGCGTTGGACGCCCCGCCGGTAGTTCCCTTCGGCATTCCGATCTCCTCTCCCGAAACGGGCCGATGTTCCACGTGGAACATCGGCCCGCTCAGTCTGTCACGTCCTGCTAGGCGACGGACGCGCCAGTGTCCAGCGGCACATACGTGATGTACCAGGACACGGCCCCGGTGTCGGTGGCGTTGGTGGTCCACGTGATAGTCCCGGCCGCGACAGTGAAGTCGGGGACATCAAAGATCACGTTACCCGCCGACGTGGCACCGCTTACCGCGAGGCTTCCGATGGTGTACGTGTTCGTAACCACCGATGCGGGCTGGAGTCCGATCCAGGTACCCGCTTCAAGCGAAGTGATCGCCTGAGCCGTAGCCAGACCTGCGGTTTTGGCCGTTCCCACAGTGGGAGCCGTGCCGATGGAAAGCGTGGTCGCGGTAGCTCCTGTCGCGGTGGAAACCACCCCGAAAAAGGAAGTCACCAGAACCGCTCCACCCGACACGGTGAAGAGAGTACCCGTAGTCGTCGCGGGAAGGGTCAGGGCAGTCTTCACTACCTGATTGCCCTTGACGAGGGTACGGAGCTGCTGGCCCTTGATGAACTCAGCCATGACTCACGCTCCCAGGGGAACGAGGTTACCCGGGGTGCGCTGAACCACGAGGTCATGGGTGATGACCACAAGGGACCCGTTGGTCACGGTAACGGTGAGGTACTTGAACGTGTCCGCAATCTGCGAGGTGAAGATGTCCACCATCGACATCTGACCCGTGAGAGGGGCAAGTGCCAGAGAGTTGGTGGTCCACACCGCATTCTGCTTAGTCCACCCAGCGGTACCGTCCGTTGCGGTGGACAGGTACCAACGCGCGGTCTGGCCGAAGCCGTTAGCGATGGTAAACGTGGTGGTGGGGCCGCCCAGAACCTTCGAAGCGACAACAGCGATGCTCGCGGCACCGGTCGAAGTCACCAGGAGAGATACGGCGGAACACTGTTCCATGTTGAACGGCTTTCCCGAGGCAACGCTGATCGCGTTGTGGGTGCGGCCGAGACCTTCCATTCCAGCCATGCTGGAACTCCTTTGCTACGGCGTGTCTTGGGTCAGGGGTGCCAATGCCTGACTTGCTCACTCGGGCCCCGGCAGGTCCCTACTCGGTTAGTGCTGCACCTGGCATCGAACCAGTGTCCGGACCGATTTTGCGTGGTCCGGCGGGGACTCCCTTCCCCGTGCAGCTCCCTCCGGTTAACCAGTCGGAGTCTGGACACTCCCCAGGTTACCCCCTGAGACGGTTGTTCGCCTCACGAAGGTTCTGGGCCACTGTTCGGATTAGCTCGGGGTCGTCCCCGAACATTCCAATACCCGTGTTGCACTGGTGGCACGCAAGCCCCCGAACACACTTGCCGCACGATTTCTTACCTGGGCAACATGTGTGGTCGTGGTCTACGTACACCCCCCGGTTTTGGGGGGTAGTGTCGAGAGGTTCCTCGCACAGGTAACAGTTTCCACCCTGTTCAGTTAGTAGATCTTGGAACTTCTCGGGCGTTAGTCCGTACGTTACGCGCAGGTGATTCCTGTACGTCCGGCCCTTGAACTTGGCCGGGTCTGCGGCGTAAGCCTCTCTCGCCTTGGCCCTGTTGTACGCCTTGCGCGCTTCGGGATCGCTCCAGTCCACCAGAGTGATCTTTTGGCTCCCGTGTCCGTGGTTGCCAGAACGGGAGTGCTTCCCGCACTGGCAACCATCTTCGCATTTCTTGCCATTGCCTCTCATGCTTACGATTCTAGCACACTCGCATGCCTAGAATCCATTGAGACGCTTGGAAAGATCAGCGAGTCGCGATCTGGACAAATGGGGACAAGGTGGACGAAGATCCATTGTGGGGCGTCAGGGGAGACTGAAGCCACGGGCGGCCGTCTACCCTTTCGATGATCCTGTAGGCCACTTGATTATTCTGGAACAGGAAGTGCTCGGACGAGTCCACGCGGACCTGCTGCCGGTCACCGATCAGGTAGTACGAGAGGTCCACGAAGTTGATGTCACCCGTGGTACCCAGGGCCGGGGTCTTCTCAGTGAAGATGACCGGACGGCCAAGGATGGTCATGGGAGGCATTTCGGAACCGGGCTGGCTCCAGCCACCGATCCAGACCGGACCGCCACCGGTACCGACCGAGAGTGCCATGGTGGCCAGCTCCGGGAAGGTGTCGATCGACGCGATCCAATAGGCGTTCTTGAGCGAGGTCGGCAGCATGCGCGAGTACATCTTGACGATGTTCTCCCACACGATGGTCTTAGTGGCCTGGCCCGCTTCCTTGGCGACCTGGACGGACGCCTCGGAGTTGATGAAGCCCTCAGGCTCGCCCACACCGGTACCGGTCATGAACGAGACGTCCTCGAACCACGCGAGACCCTTCGGCACACGCGCGTCGAACCAGCCAGCGAACGCCGGAGCGTCGTCCAGCAGCTCGGCCGGAACCTTGAAGAAGCCAGTGAGCTTCTTAGCGTCCAGGACGACCTTGCCGAAGGTGGCGGTGGACTCGGTGAGAGACGCAGCCTCCTCCGTCCAGTAGAACTGCACGCCACCGAACAGCGACGAAACGTGGCTGGTCTCGTCCACGGTCGGGATCGGGACACGCAGCGTGCTCATGGGGATGACGGTCGCCTTACTGCGGACGATCGACTCTTCGAGAGCGAGTTGCAGCAGCTCCGAGCGCATGATCTCGGGGATCAGGAAGCCACCGGCCCCCGGCTCTTCCGAACCGAAGCTGTTCTGGAACTCCTGGATACGGCCGAGCTTGTCCACCAACTCCGCGCGACCCGGGCGAGTGCTCGGGGACCGGAGCTCGAAGATCGCCTTGCAGTACTCACCAATGTTGGACAGACGCTCTTCTTTGGTGAGCGCGTTCTCCAGCTTGGCACCGATGGACGACTTGTTGTACACCGCGCCACGGCCCTGGGAAACCGCAGCGGTTCCCTCGGGAGAGAGGTCGGCGTTCAGCTTGCCACCGAGCTTGTCACTGCCCTTGGCACCACCGGAGCGGACCATGTCGAACAGGACGGACTGAACCTGGTCGCGGACCTCGGTGACAGCCTCGGGGTTGTTCTTGACGTAGTGACCGGCGTAGGCGTCGAGGAACCTCTTCGTGTCACCGTTCTTGACGGCGGACTGGGAGAAGTAGTCCTGAAGTCGGTTGACGTCTCCGAGAACATCCATGAGGCCATCGGAGTCGCCCGGGATAGGAAGGTTGGCCATCAGCAGTTGCCTCCTTTCAAGGCGTTTACCAGTGCCTGAGAGAGCAACTGGGTGTCCAGCGTGTCACCCGGAGCGTAGTCCGGATTGATCTTCTTCATCAACCCTTCCAGCTTTGCCCTGGCCTCCGAAGCGTTCTTCAGCCCCTCGGTCTGGGAAAGCCGTGCGAGAGCGTTGCGCACCCCGGCCGCGTTGGGCGGGGAGTCAGGAGTGTAGCGGTAGGGCAGCGCCCAATGAGCCTGGGTCGCAGGGTCCCCAGTGTTCTTCTCACCGGCAGCGATACCCCGGTAGAAAGCCTCCGGGTTGTCCGCCGTGGTGCCGCCGTGCCATGCCTTAGCAGCATCCCACGGGGAGTTGTCCACGTCGGCATTGACGATGGCCTTCTCCGCCTTGGCCTTCTTCGACTTCTTGGAACCGGGGCGCGGGGGGATGGGCTTGATCGGATTCCCGTCCTTGTCGAAGTAGTCATTGTCGGTGTCACCCTCGGGGGTGGAGTCGTCGTCCCCATCACCATCGGGGTCAAAGCGGACCTTGCCGTCCGCACCCTCGACCCAGCCATCACCGAGCTGCTTGTCACCGGCAGTGTCCACGTTGAACACGGACATGTCCCAGGTGTTCTTGGGATTCTCCTGGCCGCGTACACGGTCCGCCAGGCCATCGGCAACGGCCTCCGAGTCCTTGTACCACGTGGTCGCCTTCATCTTGGCACGCCAGTACGCAGCGGACTTGCCGGAGCGCTCCGCGTAGATAGCCGCGATGTTGTCCGAGGCGGAATCGAGTTGGTCCGCCAGGTCACGCATGTCGGCAGCGTTCCCGATGCCAGCCGCGAAACCGTCGTGAATCATCATGGTGGAGAACGGTGCCATCTCCAGCATGCCGGGCGAGGCAGCCTGCGCGATGAACGATGCGGCCGAGGCTGCCAGGCCGTCAATGGTGATGGCCACGGTGCCGCGACGCGCCTTCAGGCTGTTGTAAATGGCGATAGCGTCGAACACATCGCCACCCGGGGAGTTGACGTGGACGTCCAGGTCCCCGTCCACCCCTGCTAGCTCCGCGAGGAATTCTCCGGCTGAGACGCCGAACATGCCGATCTCATCGTAAATGCTAATGAGCGACGGCGCGCCGTCCGTCTTGCGGTTCTCGATCTTCCACCAGCGAGTAGGTCCCCCCTGGAGATTCTGAAGCCGCCGCGTGGATCGCATTGGCCGTGCACTCCGCGTCACGAGCGGCCTCCTGTTTCGATTGGCACATACCCATCGCTGAGCACTCTACGTAGCAGAGAGCTTAGCTCAGAAGTCTTCGTCTCTTTTGCAGTCCAGCGGTCGCACACATCGCTGGGGTAGATGAGGCCGTTCACCAGGGAACAGCCATGGGGAGCCTGGAACATCGAGCACGTGCCGCAACTCTTGCCAGGCTCCGTGGCGTCCCGATAGTCCACGCTCTTCTTGGACAGCTTGCGGAAGTCCGAGAGGCTGTTCTGCATCTCGTCCATCCCGTCCATGCTGCCTATGCCGTCCGCCTGCCCAGGCTCCGGGGTCGGTGCCGCGTCGGGGACTGGGGCAGCAGGCTTCGGGGGCGGAGCGACCGACACAAAGTTCATCTTGGGCAGGCCCACGACTTCGAGGACGTCAGCCGGATCGAACCCAGCGCTGACCAGGGTCTGAGCCGCTGTCGCCTTCTGGCTCATCTCCAGTGCCGCGCTCTCGGCATTGATCGGGCTGGGATCGTCATAGTCGAACTCGACCCCGACGCCCGACTGGCCGAACAGGGGCAGAAGCTTAGAATTCAGCGTGTCCCGGCGACGGTTGAGGCGCGGTACCTGCTGCCAGGCGACGAACACTTCCTCACCCGTTTGAGCGCTGGCCCTGTTGACGTCGTCGGACGTGCCCATCATGGTTTTGTGGATGCGCCACGCTTCGCGCAACTCGTCACGGTTGGACAGCCGCAGGTTCGCGTACTCCATGTCCTTGTTTGTGGTCGTGGACGGCATCCACGTCATACCGTCCTCTAGAACGCCGACATGGCCAGCCCGCGCCACACCCCGATGCGACTCACGCCAGCGGTCGATCAACTCATCGAACTCGCGCTCATTCATGTGGTTTGGCACCGTGATGACGCCACCGGGGTCCGCCCCGTTCAGGAACAGGTTTCTCTGGTACTCGGTCGCGTACCGCTGCTGCTGAATGTTGGGCATGATCGAGGCGACCGGGCCTGCACCACGGTAGGGGTCGAGGGGATCAGGTCGCTTCTCCAGGATGACTTCGGAGGTCTTGAGCGGTACCTGTTCGCCCGTGGGGCCGGTATAGATCCAGCCGACGAGGTACTTGTCAGGGTGCGGGATCGGTTCCATGCGGTCCGGCCTCACGTACCACATCGACGTAGGGAACCCGACCTCGGTGTCCAGAACCCAGAACGTTTCCCCGGTAAGTTCCTCGTGCTGCTGCGAGCCTTCCCGGAATTCGAACCCGGAGTGGAAGTCGTTGGGACAGTTCCAGAGCTGAATGGCCGCGTGCTGCACCACTTCGATGCGCTGGTCACTGCTGCCGTCCGCAGGGGTGTAACGGCGACGGCCGTCCACGGGAGGCTTCTTGAACAGGCGCCACGTCGGGGTGGCGGAGGACTCGGCCAGAAGACTGATGATGCCGTAGAGGGTCCCGCTCATGCCGTACTGCCGCATGAACGTCTCTCGGTCGCCTCGTCCCGCACCCAGGTTGAAGCTCAGGCCGCGCGAGCGGCTGGCACTGTCACCTAGGGGGATGGGCGGGTTCTTGCTCTGGTTCAGGAGTCGCCTCAGGCTTGACTTCACTTAGCACCCAGCCCGGAATCATCAGCGATGACGCTCTCAAGGATGATCAGGCTAAGTCCGGTGATGAGCCAGCCCCAGCCGTGGGGGAGGTGGAACCCTGCGAAGTCGATGCAGAACACTCCGCCCACAGTGAGGGGCATGGCCTTCAGGTTGGAGATCGAGGCCGTGTGAGGTTCGGCAACCCGCCGGGCGGTAGCCATGACAACTCCAAAGAGGGCCGTGAGAACGGCCAGGATGCGGGTCTGCACCCTCTGATCGCTGTCATGCGTCATCACTGCCATGGGTTAGCCTCCCGACGCTCAGTATGGCTCTATGTGCACGATCTGTCCAATAGGTGATGGGTGCGGGGACAGCTCATGCCCGCACCCATCTGTCCCGAGGCTATCAGCCCTTATCGTGCGCTGCCCGATCCGCGACAGGAACCGCACGTGTGCCACGTCTGCCGGGTGACGGTACGGCCGTCAATCTGCTCCTGGGTGGTTTCAGTCTTTCCACCATCACCGTTGCACGATCCGCACACGCGGCCGTGATCCTGTTCCTGCCCCTGGTTCCGCATCTGCCTGCCTCTTTCAGTACTGAAACGATCGGTATCGCGGTTTTCGGCCCAAGTCTATATGAGCTACAACGTACCGAAGGGCGTCCATGCCGTGGTCGTTCTCCTTGAGAGGTGCCTCCTTGACGCCTCGATTACCCGTGCTGTCCCACACGTACCCGGTCACTTCCTCCAGGGTGGAGGTCGGTTTGTGGGCCTCGGCCAGCAACTCGTCCCGCTTCTCGACAGCATCCCGGCACAGGTACAGCCGCGGCCTGCCGTCGTCCTGCACACGGAGCCTGGCCTGCACTGCCTGAATGCCCACCGACACATCCTTCTTAGCCGCGATCGTGCTCCGGCCCAGGTGACGTTCCAGGGTGGCGCGTCCCTCAGCGTCGTGGTCACAGATGATCGCCTCGGGGTCAGGCTCACGGGTCCGGCCCCGGAAGGACGAAACGATGGCCTTGGCGTGATCCTCCACCAGGGTGCGCGTCTGGTAGATCTCCTTGTAGAGGTAGAGGCGGCCGTCAGGATCGACCGCCCACGCCTGCCAGACGAACGGGTTCGTGTACCCGAAGTCCACGGCCCAGAACCTTCGCCACGTACCCGGAGGCTCCCCGATGCGCTTGTGAATGTGCACCGCAGGGTCGAAGTCGTCGTACACCAGACCCTCAGCAGCGGCCCACACACCCTGCCGCAGCCGGAGCTTGCGGACGCCTGTCAGGGCATCGAGCTTGGCCATGTACTCGGCCCCGTACGCGGTCAGCTCCGGCCCGTTGTAAATGCGCGGATTGTCCTTGTGGGTGGAATTGAGCATGAATGTCTGGCCTCGGTCCGCCCGCCTCTTGAGCCAGTGGTGCGGGACGTCCGGGTTGCAGTCCGCGATCAACTGCTGAAACGAGATCGTCCCGTTACGCAGGCGGGAAGTGATCGCCTCCCAGTCGTCCTCCGTCAGCTCGGTGGCTTCCTGCACGTAGGCCACGTCGTACTCCGAGGACATGATCCGGGTGGCTTTGTCCATACCCCCGACAGTGATCATCGATCCGTTGGCGTAGCGGTACTGGGCCGCTTCCTGGGCAGACCCTCCGTACCACACCACCTCGCCGGACTCGATCGCCTCTTTGGCAACGTGCTCACGGAATGTCACCAGGCCAGTGGACGTCAGAGAGACAGCAGTCTTGCGCAGCATCACCGCCCGAGCGCCCGGGTTAGAAACCATCATCATGTGCAGCTTCTCCAGCGCTGCACGGCTCTTGCCCGTACCTGCTTCAAGCGGGGCCGGAGAGAACAATCTCCGGCCCGCGATACCTGAACAGTTCCAGGGCTGTCCCGTAAGGACGGTAGACGTGCCTGTTGCCATTAGTCATGAAGTCACCCCCTGCCTAGGTAGACGTGACGGTTAGATGTCTCAGTCATTCAGCCACTTGGCCTTCCGGAGGGACAGGCGACCGTTCTCCCCTTCCTCCCACCAGTACCACTTACCGAAGTAACTGACGATCCGGACCCTCATTACAGCCTGCCTTCCTTGTACCTGCGCTCAAGCTCCGCGTACCGTGCCCACATGTCCGCGTAGACGAACGCCTCGCGCCACGTGGCGAACTCCTTGGGCCACCCCAGACCGAGAGCGGCCACCCACCCGTAGCGGTAGTCCCGGTACACGCGCCACCGTTCTACTGTCCCGCGCACGTCCGGCATACTCCCCACCCCTTACGGATGTCGTGGGGGCGGGTAGTGGCCTCATGGCCCTTGGCGCACCGGAGCTTTCGGGGAGCGTGGACACCCTCCCACTCACCGCCCAAGTCCTCACACCCCTTGGCGATGATCCGCTGCAGATGCTCGATGAAGGCTCTCCGGCTCCGGGCGTTCATCGGGTGGCCCCCAGGTGGTACACCACGGTGCCGTCATCTTCCACGGTGACGTGCGAGGCACGCATCTTCAGGGTGACCGACAGCGGCTCCGTAACCGAAGCCTCCGCGACAACCGAGGCAGTCAGGTAGCTTACGTCCGCACCATCGAGCAGAACACGCACACGGCTTACGTTCACTTCAAGTCCTCCGGGTTTACGCCAATGATCACGTGTTCGACCGGGGTCACGGTGACGTTCACCCGGGCGGGAAGCTGGCCCAGCTCCTCAGCCACAGCCCGAAGGAACGAACCCTTGACACGGAGCATGTCCGCTTGCGCCATCGTGGCGCCGTCCCGCTGCGCCATCATCTCGATGGCCTCGATGTCCGCCTCATACACCGCGATGCGGTTCATCTTGTCCGCGACCCACAGACCGGCGAACTTGTCCGCCATGTTCTCCCGAACCCTGGCGATCTCCAGCGCGTGCCGTTGCTTGAACAGCGTGATAGCGGGTTCGGTGACGCCATGGTCTGCTGCCATTTGCCGCTGGGTGCGCTTGGGTTCGGCCAGTTCCCGGATGAGATCCAGCTTCCGCCACGGGAGGATGCGGCCTTTGGGCTTGCGCTCCTTGGGAGCCTCGGGTTCCGCTACCGGCTCGACCTCTGCCTTGCCTCGCCTGGCCACAGCCGCTTTCCGGGAGACGGGTGGCTCCGACCCGTCATCGTTCATACCTCTGATCAGTACCATTAATCTGCCTCGGGTTCGTGTACCGGGTTCCGTTAAGTCTCAAAGTACCGCACACGCGACGGCCCCGGAACCACTACAGGTCTGGGGGGCCGGTCCGTCAGTGTGGGTGCCCGCCTTCCCTGGCGGGTTGCTCGTCCCACTGGGGCGGAGCCTCGTCGTCAGTCTCTTCGTGCTCTGCCACAGGCCACCAGACCCGCAAAGTCTGCCTCATGGCCTGCCCCTAGTCCTCGAACAGGAACGACGTAGCCCACATGATCACGCTGAGCGCTGCCAGGACGATTGCGATGATGCCGTATGCGTTCACTTCTCTACCTCCGGGTCGATCATGTCCGCTGCCTTGTTGAGGCCAAAGGTGTACGGTCCCCCGGCCTCACCTACCTTGCGAGCCTCCGCTCGGATCTTCTCTGCCAGACCGTGCGCGTGCTCGTCCAGCGCGATGCGCACACACTCTTCCGCCGAGAAAGCCTTGTGCGGACCACCCGCCCGAAAGAGTTCAACCAAATTGTCGAACGCGCTCACTTCGCCACCTCGGGGTCGATCATGTTGGCTGCGTCGTGCCACCCTCGGACGTACCGCAAGATTCTTTCTGGTTCCCCGGGGTAGCTATCTGGGCCGCCCATGTAGTCGCGCAGGTTTTGCGCTAGCTCGTGTGCGAAGGCGTCGATCAGCGCGTTCGTTGAGTCAGCCTCTCCGGGGGCGAGGTTCCAGCCTCCTCCGGTCATGGACTCAAACAGTTCTTCGCGTGCACTCACTTCGTCACCTCGGGGTCGATCAGGTCTGCGGCCTGGAACCATGCATACGCTGCTGCTCCCGACCACTTCCGATGCCCGATGGGATTGTCCTCACGGATCTTCTCTGACAGATCGTGCGCGTGAGCGTCGAATACCTCAGCCCACGTTGCGCCGTTCGCGTGCATCAGCGCGTACTTGCCGTAGTCGTTCATTTCGCCACCTCGGGGTCGATCAGGTCTGCCAGCCGGTTCCTGCCGCAACGCCAGCCGTTGGCGTATGCCCAGCCGTAGGCGTCGCGTACTCGTACGTATCCCTCTTCGGTGTCCCTGCGCTGCTGCTCTGCCAGTTCATGGACTAACGCGCGTGCTTCTGGGTCGAGGTCCGCGAGGGTCATGACCGCTCCTCCATGATTTCCGCTACTGACAGTGTCGGGGTCGCTCCCCTAAGAATCCACGGAATCCACGGCTTATGCTTCCCTCGCGGGGTCCGGAACCCGGTCACTTCCCAGAAGTCGGACTCCAGGGTCCGGCCCTCCTTCTTCTCAGCCACAACCGGCACGCATCCTGCCGCGTCCGCAATGGCATAGAAGTGGTTCCACGCCTCTACCCCCAGGCCGTTACGGCCGCGCTTGCACTGGATCATCAGGGGGGCAGGGAAACGGCTGACGCGGTCTGCTGTCACATCGAAGACCACGAGGTCGGCCACGCCCCGGCTGCCAGCCGAGCGGACCACGTAATACCCTGCTTCCTCGAAACGATCCCGCGTACGGTTTTCAAAGTCTGCGCCTAGCCTGTACTGTGAAGATGCCATCTGAGCCTGCCTCTCGGTTGGTCGGGGCCCCCTGGGTAGTGTTCTTTCCTCCCAGGGGGCCCAGTCTTATGCCCTGGGCCTTCCGAGGTAGCGACCTTGCGCTGCCATCTAGTGGCTTTCGTCAGCCGCTACCTCGTTGAGCCGGACCCAGGAGCCTTGCGCTGCCAACCAGTGACTTTCGTCGGCCCCTCTGTCCTTCTGATCTAAATACTACGCCTCATGGCTAGGGCTGTCAAGCCCTGTCTACTAGGACTTTTTCGGGGTGGAAGAACAGCCCATCTTCCGGCAGTCAGGATTCGTGCACATGATCAGCACCCCCTTTCGCGGATCAGAACGCGGTAACGGCGGACGGAGCGGCCGTCGATGTCCAGCCTCAGACCGATGGACCTGGCCGACTCCCCACGGGCCGTGAGTATACGTGTCGCCTCGATGCGGTCACGCCACGACAAGTGGACCGGCCCGTCATCGAGGCCACGGGACAAGGCCACGTGCAGGTCCATCGGATCGGTGTCCGTGTGGAACCCGGGAGCATAAGGGTCATCCTTACCCCTTTGCATAGCAAGCACCCCAGTTCGCAGCGGCTTTGCTCGCCCCAGCAGTGATTGCCACCCCTCGCCACTCAAAAGTCAAGGCTTCAAGGATGTGAGCTTTGACCGATTCAAGCCGTTTAACGGGAACACTACAAACAATCTCGTCATGCACCACGGCACGCAACATCGGGTGAATCTGGGGATCGAGGCGGAGCAGACCCTCGCACATCAGATCGCGTGCCCCGCCCTGTCCCATCAGGGCTGGCGCCTGGGTGTACGCCCGGTTCGGGTCGCAGCGCATCATCCGGCCGAAGCCGTTGTCCAGGAGCGCTCCGGATTCTCCCGTGGCCCGCCACTCCTCGCGCTTCGAGCACAGCACGGGGAAACGGTTGGTCATCTGGGTGTCGAACTGCTGAGCCACCTGGGGATCGACACCGGACCTGATCAGGCCGTTGACGCTCATGCCGTAGTTCCAGCCGTGGCCACACCGCTTGGACCGGTCCCGCCACTCACCATCGCTGCGGCCGAACACGAGTTCCGCGATCTCGCTGTGCGCGTCGCGGCCAGGGCCGAACAGCTCCATGTACGCCCGGTCCTGGGACAGCGCAGCGATCGCGCGCATGTCCACCTGATCGAGGTCGAACGTGATCAGGACGTGGCCGGGTTCGGGGAGGAAGACCTCCCGCTGTGCCACCTTCTTAGCCCCGCGCTTACCGATGTTGGTGAGTGACGGTTTGGTCATGGCCCAGCGGCCGGACGCCTGATCGGCACCGATCCCGCCGTGTACCCGGTCCCCGATCAGGTGGTTACTGATCTCCTGATACTTGGCGGTGAGGCCCGCAACCTCCTTCATGAGCCCCAGCATCGCGGACGCCTGCGGGGAGACTCCGTCGCGGCCACCGAGGGCGGTCAGAGCGTCCCCGGACACCGATACCGCACCGTTGGCCGTGGGTACCGGCTCGATGCCGTCACGCTCCAACATGTAGGCGAACCACTCCTTGCCCGCCTTGGACCCCAGAGGCGACTTGCCCCCGGTGCGGGGGAGGCCGTAGCCGTCGTGCAGTGACTCCAGAGCGCTGCGACGGCTCTCCTCCTCGATGCGGACGCGGTCCGCTAGGAGGCTGGTGTCGATCCGCCAGCCGTTGAACGTCATGCGGTTCTGGAGAGATACGACCTTCATCTCCCGCCGGGCGTACGGGGTGAGAGCGGGTTTCAGCGCCTCGTACACGGCGCGGGTGGCGGCAAGGTCACCGCGCAGGTAGTCGCGGTACTCCGGATCGTCCAGAGGAATCTTGTCGTAACCTCCGTGCCGCTTGGCGAGATCCCCGATGTCGTCAGTCTTCCCGGGAACGCCCAAGCGGGCCGCTACAGCGTCCAGCGAGTAGTACCCGGGGGTGGACCACGGCTTCTGGCCGCGAGCCCCGGGAGGGTCCGACAGCCGTGCCAGGATGATTGTGTCAACGGCTCCATCCGACAGCTTCGCGTAGTCCCCGCCCTCATGCCGTGCCAGGGCGGGGATGTCGAACGCCAGGATGTTGTGCCCGATCTTGACGTCGGCTCCCTGGATCTCGTCTACCGCTGCGGCCTTCCCGTCCCCGGAGTCAACGCTCTCGAAGAACTGGGAACGGGTCCCCAGGAGCCGGACGAACGGACCCTCGTGACCGCCCTTGTACAACTGGTCAGCCGAGGCGCCTTCCAGGTCGAACACGACTTCCCGGGGCGAGTCGGTCATGACGCGGCCCGTGCAATCTCGTCAGCGCGGGCCGCGACCGCGGCAACGTCTTCGGTGGCGGAGTCGATGTCGTCCGCCGCATAGCTCAGAGCGGAAGGGCTCACGGTGACCGCCCCGACTCCGCAGTGCACCGCGGCGTCCTTCAGAGAATCCAGGGCGCGGCCCCAGTGGTACTGCATCTCAGCGTCGGGCAGGTCCGCGTAAGCCTGCGCGTTGGACACGCCAGCGAACAGGTCTCCGCAGGCGCCCGCCATAGCGGTGAGGTTCCCGAGGCGAGCGTCGTAGGTGACCGCGTCCAGCTCGGCTCTCAAGACGTTCTCGATGTCGGTCCCGCCCCGGTCCTTCCACTCCTGGAGTTTCACCAGGGCGGAGGGACCGGGAGCAGACGAGGGGGAGCCGCAAGCAGTAGCGGCTCCGGCCAGGAGCAGCAGGGGGACGAGTGCGATGATCGGTTTCACGGTGAGCCTGCCTAGATGTCGTGGGTTGTCCATCACTGGCTACTATACACGTTGCGCGGGGACGAAGGGAAGGAACGGGTTGACGCGGTAGTCCGGGGTCACGGCCGGACCTTCAGGAAGGACTTCGCCCACACCTCGGGCAGGCGCGTCTTGTACGGCCCCGCTGGCAGGGGATCGGTCTTGGATGCGTGCAGGGCTACCGCCGCCAGATACCCCGGCTCCTGGTTCCGGCTGTACGTCTCCGCGTACGCCCGTGCCGTCGTCCACCCGTCCGGCACTACGGCCGCCGGGGGCGGGGTGATCCCGATCCGTTCCAACTCGATCTCCACCGCCTTCTCCCAGGTCGGGATCGGGAGCAGCAGCCCGCCCCGGTTCGCGTACTTCGGGTCCTGCGAGAGCGAAAGGGAGGGAAGACGGGCGTTGTACAGATCGAACTCGATCCGACGCTGGATCGCTTTGGCTCGCCGGGTGATCGCGTCCCGGGGCCAGGGGAGAGCCGGAGGCCGGTTCGTCTCCGCGTACAGGTGCAGGGTGATCAAGATCGGTTCCACGGTGTGCACTCTCCTGGTTGGTTTCTGCTGCCGGTGGCGGAAGTGTCAGAAAAAATCCATCTGAGCCTCTGCCATTTCTTGACTCTTCCTTGACCAAAGTCCCGCGTGTGAGGGAATAGCTCGTTTCCGCCACTACTGCCACCCCCTGGTGAGAGGGTTCGAACCCCTGTTCCCCTTCCGGCCTAACGATCAAGTTCAAGCCCCATGCCTTAGTCGGGGCAATTCGGACACGCTCTACGCCATCGATGCTGGTCAGACGTGCCATGAGCTTGTTTCGGCCGATCGAGTGACCCCCGTTGTCCCTAGCCCACGCCGAGAAGAGGGCGGACAGCTGGGTGGCTGTTGTCGCTTCGGTGGGTGGCAGAACCTTCCGCCCATTAGTCGCCACCACGGCCAGGATCTCCGCCACCCACTGCCGCACGCGGTCGCTGCCGCGCTCGAACTCGGAGCTGACCCCGGTGTCGGTCGGCTGGTAGTTGCCCCTCAGAAGGAAGCGCTGGTACGCCTTCACCCACCGCTGGACGATGCCGGGCAACTCCTCACGGAGCTTGGCTTCCAGGGAAGGGTCCTCCCGACCGGCGAAGCTGTGCCGGAAGTGGAACGGCTTCATGCGGTTGGCGTAGGCGCGACTGCTCTCGTTGACCGCAGGAAGCTCGTTGGCACTGAACGCGAACAGTGCCGTGTTCGTGAAGTCGAACTGGGTCCCGTACTTGCGGTTAGCCGTGATCGGGTCCTCACCCGTCATCATCTTGAACGTACTCAGGTCGGAGACGTCCTTGGGAGATAGGTCCGCGGAGGAGTTCAGGCACTTCCCGTAGGCGTTCGCCGCTGCGAACCTGTCCTCCGCCATGGCGTGCAGCGTGACCGCGCTTGTGTTCCTCTTCCCGGCCACCTGAACCAGGAGCCGCAGGAACGTGGACTTGCCGCTGTGCGACGGCCCGTAGGCGAACAGCGCCTTACTGGGAGTACGGGAGGGATCGAGCATCGTCCCCGCGACCTCTTCCAGGTCGTCTGCCTGATCGGGGATCACCTCCATGAGCCACTGCTCGTACACCGGGCACGCCGCGTCGGGGTCCCACCTGACCGGGTGCTGGATACGGGACATGTAGGCGGGGTCGTGGGGCATAGCCACCCCGGTGCGCAGGTCCACCATGGTGTTCTGGAAGTTGGCCAGCGGCTCGTCCGTCCGCTCCGGAAGAAGCCTGCCGTCCCGGTACAGGGATGCCTTGACCGCCTGTTCGGTGGACGTGGTGTGGGTGGACCTGTGCTGCTCCCCCAGCCGGAGCGATACCTCAGACATCAGTGCCATCGGGTCCGGGCGGTACACCCCGTCGCGGTAGATGGACACGTGCTGTTCGAGCGTGAGCGCCGCAGGCTGAGCGGAGAGGATGTCGGTGGCGAGTGTCTGAACCATGAGTCCATTCTTGTCGAAGAATGGACTGTCGTTCTTCCGCGAGGGCGCCTTGCCCGGAGAAACCTTGGCCTTGCCAAGCCAGCGGGACAGGGAAGACTTCCGGTCCGCCTCGGGCATGGCTGCCAGGACATCGTCCACGCCCTGCTTCCCGTGGGAGGGAAACCGGGCGAACATGACCGCCTCGGCCCCGGCCATCTCCAGTTCTTCGCGAAGCGCTGTAGCGGCGTCGTGAACGTCGCGGTTCGTGGCCATGTCGCCGTCGAACATCACCACGACGTCGCGGCCAACGGTCCACGACAGCGGCAGGCCGGACCACGCCCGGCACCCCGCCAGGCCGTACACCGAGTAGTGATGCGGGGCGTGGGAGAGAACGGCCAGGGATTGCTTAGTGCCTTCCACGATGACCAGGGGGCCGTCGTCGTCGTGGTCGCGGAGCCTGTTGAACGGGAGCTGCACACCGGACGGGCCGACGTACTTGATAACCCGGCCCCGGTCGTCCGTGACCGGGTTGTCCGGGCGGAGTTGGTACGCGCCTTCTTCCAGCCCGGGACCCTGCCAGGGGAACGCAATGCCGTCCGCCGTAGACATGATCCCTGTGGAATCGATCACCGCATCGGTGATCGCGCCGGACCGCCGGAGGTAATCCCGGTGATCGGGGGTGACTGCCATCTGCCTGCCTCTCGGTAAAGATGGTCCGGGGGGGTCTTCTCAGGAGTCCTCACGGGCCCCGGAGAGAGGTGACACATCATCACCCCTGCTACCCTCGGGCGTCATCTGCGCCGCAGCGAGATAGGCGGTGAGCGATGCTTCTGAGACACGGACCGTACCGGGGCCGTTGTAGGCGTTCGGTGCGGTCGTGTACTTGTGAGCGGTAACCCGCCCCTGCCGAATGTAGCGGTCTAGGGTGCGCATGGAGACTCCCAGGCGGGCTGCTGCCTCGGTCCTGGTGAGCATCTTGTCTGTGGTGGTCATGGCCCCACAGTACACGCCGTGTCTCCGCTTGACAACTCATGTCTAGTGGAGGATAGTTCTTCTCAGAGGGGCCGGGACGGCGAAAGCCACGGGTTGGCAACGCAAGTCCCGGCCCCCTGGAAACGGAAACCGAAGCGAGGGGCAGGAAAATGAACGAGATCAAGCTCAGTCCGAAGATGGCTGAGGCGCTGCGTGACTCCTCCGGCAGTAGCCGAGGGAGCGTCCTCTGTGTGAAAAGTACAGAGGACGCTTTGCTTCGACAGGGACTCATCGCTCACGTAAGCGATCCCCGATGCAGGCACCTTCCGATCATCACCGTGGCTGGCTGGGGGTGGCTAAAGGAGACCCACGGAATTGAGCGTCCGGCGGACGTGGGGCGGATGACGCAGGCCCAAGCGCTTCTGGACTACTACGGTATCGACCGCCCGGCGGACGCGGGTCGGCTGAGTCTGGCCGATGCCCTGGAAGCCGCAGCCTCCGCCCGTAGCAAGAAGATCAACCCGATGATGCACGCGATGTGCCCCTGCATGGACGAGGCGCAGGAAGCACACGTCCCCCACGACTCGGGCATGGACCTGGCACTTGAAGAGGCGTACACGCCGGGCGGGCAGGCCACCTGCAAGCACGGTCGCGGCTTGGATGACACGTGCGATGACTGCTCGGAGACCCGTGGCGACACGCACGGCGTGTACATGGGCGTTCCGATCCCGGAGAGCCTCCTCTCTTACTGGGGCTCCCCCGTGGCGCAGGGGTGGCGTATGGGTGTCGAGGCGACCCGCGCACAGGTCCGGCAGTACGCGGAGCTACAGGTACCCCGTACGGCAAGCGCTGGAAAGGCGTACGAGGCGGAAGTCCTGCGCCTGTCAGCCGCTGCCATGGGGGACCCTGCGTACGAATGCTGGTCGTGCCACTGGAAGTTCACCAGCCGGACCAACCTTGAGAACCACCTGAAGGGTCACCTGAAGTGAGTAAGGAACTGCTTACGCTCCGTCCGTACCAACGTGAGGCCATCGACGCGGTGACCTCTGCCTGGTCGGACGGGGTCCGGCGGCCCGCCGTGGTACTCCCCACGGGGATGGGGAAGACAGTGGTCTTCTCGCACCTGGCCGCGAAGTTCCACCAGGAGCGCGGAGGCCGTGTCGTCGTCCTCGTCCACCGTGACGAGCTGGCCGATCAGGCTATGTCCAAGCTCAAGGCCGTGGCGCCCCACCTCTGGGTGGGAAAGGTCAAGGCGGAGAACAACGACGTCAACGCTGATGTGGTCGTGGCCAGCGTGCAGACTCTCGCCCGAGGGACCCGGTTGAAGGAGCTCCTGTACGGCCGTGGACCCCGGGTAGGACTCGTCATCACTGATGAATGTCACCACGGTGTCGCTCCGGTCTACGGGGGCATCTACGAAGCCACTAAGGGCGCTCACCACGTCGGGTTCACCGCGACGCTCGCACGCTCGGACGGCATCGGACTAGGGTCCGTGTGGGATGACGTCGTCTATTCCAAGACGCTGGCTTACGCGGTCAAACACGGATTCCTGGTGGCGCCCCGGGGCCGATCCGTCAAGGTGGACGACCTGAACCTATCTGCGGTCAAGAAGTCGCGCGGAGATTTCCAGACCGGCGACCTGGGGGACGCGCTCGAACACTCCAGCGCTCTGACCGTGGCCGCCGACGCCTACCTGGAGCACGCCGAGGACCGCCCGGGGGTGGCATTCACCCCGACCGTGGCCACGGCCCATATCATGGCGCAGGAACTGACCCGCAGGGGGATCTCCTCTGCGGTGATCTCGGGAGAGACGCCCCGGGCGGAACGGCTCCGGATCTACGACGCCTTCCGGCGTGGCGAGATCCGGGTACTGAGCAACTGCATGGTCCTGACGGAAGGCTTCGACGCCCCGTGGGCATCCTGCGCCGTCATCGTGCGGCCCACCCAGTCCAACCCGCTCTATGTGCAGATGGTAGGCCGGGTGCTGCGGCCCTTCCCGGGGAAGACTGACGCCCTGGTTCTCGATGTCGTGGGAGCTTCCCAGTCCAACAAGCTGGCCACCCTGATCGACCTAGAAGAGGGATTCTTCAAGCAACGGGGGCCGTGCGACGATTGTGGCTGCCTCCCCTGCCAGTGCCTGTGCGAGGAATGCGGACTGCCTCGCGGAGCGTGCACCTGCCCGAAGCCTGAACCGAAGGAACTTCTGGCGGTAGGCTCCGGCAAGGACTTCGACCTGTTCGCCTCGTCCTCCTCCGCCTGGGGGCAGACCCCGCAGGGCGTGTGGTTCGTCCCGTGCGGACCCAGCGGATACGTCTTCCTGTGGCCTACCAGGGCCGGTGAACCCGGTACCTGGGACGTGTGCGTGGCTCCTCTCGATCCCAAGGGCAACCCGCTGAAGTGGACCGGTACGGACTACCTCGGTATGCCGCTGGAAACCGCCATGGCATGGGCGGAGGCGGAGGCGGAGGAGCTGGGAGCCTACCTGGCCCGCCGCGGTGCACGGTGGCGCAAGGGAGAGGCGTCCGAGGCTCAGCTCAACTACGCGCGAGCACTGGGGTGCGTCGTCCCCGAGGGCGCCAACAAGGGTCTGGTCGGTGAAATGATCAGTAAGGCGAAAGCCTCGCAGATCTTCGATCCCTTCGCAGGAAGAACCAACCAGTGATCTTTCAGACTCCGGAAGGCAAGTACGTGCTGATAGCTATCGTGTGCACGGCAGTCTCAGCCCTGATGCTCATCGCCGCGATCATCTTCTGGGCTGTCGAACGGCGGCATGAGCTGGAGTGGGCGGCATACATGGACGAGTACGCGCCAGGGTGGAGGGGCAGTGATGAGTGATCAGGTACCGGAACAGGAGAACTGTTTCATGGATCTCTGGGAACAGATCGCGTTCCTCGGGATCGTTCAACACGAGACGTACCCTGAGCCGCGTGTCCTTCTGGACATGTGGGCCAGGGCAGGGGACACGAACCCGCACGCGGGACCCGCACTGACAGCTACGCTGGCCGCTATGTGGCGCCAGTCTGAAGGGCAGGAACAGGACAATGGCTGAACGACGCAACCTCGGTCGCGGGACATGCCGCGTGTGTGGGGACGAGTACAACCTGACGAGTAACGGCCGTATCCGCTCCCACGGCCCCCGGGACTTCCGATGCCAGGGCGGCAGCGACCTTCCGGCTGAGGAAGTGGACGTCCGCACCGCAGAGGGGGGACCGACTAACGCGGACGCTGCCCGTAACGCCACGGTTAACGCCGACCGGGAAGCGCAGGCGGCAGAGGAAGCGGACGTCCGCACCGCGGAGAACGGAACGGTCATGACCGTGCACGGTGGACCCAACCCGCACCGAGCCCCGCTCGATCCCAACGACCGAGGCACCGTGCAGCCCTCAGAGGCGCCCGTACCGGCCCCGTTCGCCGCTGCCGTCCCGGTTTCCCAGACACCCACGGTCCGGGGCGGAGAAAGCGGCCTGCGGCCGGGGCCGGAGCAGACCGACTTCGACCAATGGGGCCGGTACAAGATCCCGGACCCTGCTACCGGGGCCGTCGCCGGACGCCAGCGTGTGACCACGTTCGTGAAGATGCTCAGCGACCAATGGGGGCTGTCCCAGTGGCAGCAGCGTGTCCTACTGGTAGGAGCGGGCAACAATCCCCAAATGTCCGCCCTGGCCGCAGGCAAGGACGCTAAGCGGGACAAGGCGTTCCTTGACGGCCTGGCCACCTCGATCAAGGATGCCGCCGGATCGAAGGACGCTGCCGCCCACGGCACGATGATGCACACGCACACCGAGCGTGCCGACATGGGATTGATGGACGAGGCGGAGTGGGCCGGTCTGCCGGACGCCATCCGTCGCGACCTGAATGCGTACCTGGAAGCCATCGAGGGGGCGGGATTGGTCCCGCTGCCGGAGATGGTGGAACGGACCACGATGGTGCGTTCGCTGGACGTCACGGGGACCCTGGACAGGGTCTTCCGGCTCCCCAACGGTGACCACGTCATCGGGGATGTCAAGACTGGCCAGGATCTCTCGTACGGCTGGCTGGACATCGGCATGCAGCTTGCCTGCTATGCGCACGGGGTCAACGAGAACGGTGTCTTCGACTGGGGCTCGCGTCAGTGGATTCCCGCTCCGGAGGTGCGCACCGACTTCGCCATCGTGATGCACATGCCAGCAGGGCAGGGAACCTGCACGCTGTACCGGGTGGACATCTCGCAGGGCTGGGCCAACTGCGCCCTTGCCCGCTCCGTCCGGGACGCTCGAAAGGTCCGCAACCACGCGGAGGTACTCGACCTCGATAGCCTCCGCGTGGTTGCGGTGGAGCCTCAGGCGATCGAGGCGGCCGAACCCGCTCCTCTGGCCGTGCAGCCTCACAGCGAGGCGTTCACAGCGCCCGTGGCGGACCCGCGCAGGGACAAGGCCCGGAGCCTCATGGGCGCCGTGGCGGCACCGCAGGCGGCGGCCGAGCTGTACGCCTTCGCTCTTGAAGTCTGGCCGGAGGACGAGGACTTCCTGCTGGAACTGGCCGGGATCGGCCGGTCAGCACTTCGGAACGTCTGACGAGAAGTCACTCGCGGGCAGCGCTTGACAGCCGCAGACATGCGTGAGATAAATAAGACGTAGCAGAGAGCGGGCGGTGAGGGCCCTCGCTCTCTGCTAGACCACCGGACAGCGCAGGGGCAAGCTTCTAGACCTTCCCCTCTCCCTCCGGAAACCGAAACGACACGAGAGAAAGCGAAAACACAATGACTACCCCGTTCGCTACGGCCACCGGTCCGAACCCCTTCACCGTGGCCGTCGCACCCCCGTCAGTCTTCCCCAAAATGGTCGGACTCAACGGCATTCTTCTCCTGGTGAAGCCTGTCAAGCTCGAAGAGAACCTGATGAACACCCGCTTCTCGAAGCCTGGCCAGCCCCCGCAGATGTACGACCGTCTGACGGCGGACGTCGAAACGATCGACGCGGTACCGGCAGGGTTCGCCACCAACGTGTTCCCGGGTATGTACATTAGCGGTGAGCGCATGATCACCCAGCTTCGCGGGAACATCGCCACGGGCCAGCCGGTACTCGGCCGACTCGGACTGTTCAAGCCCAACGAGGCGGCAGGCGCGGGCAACCCCTGGGGTCTGCTGGAGCCTACTGCCGACGACGTTCAGCTAGCCCTTCGGTACATCAACGGCACCCACAAGCCTGCGGCCCCTGCGGCCCCTGCGGCCCCTGCGGCCCCTGCGGCCCCTGCGGCCCCTGCGGCTCCCGTCGCACCGCAGTACCCGGCCGCCGTGGCCGGACCGGCCCCGCTCCACCAGGGGACCAACCCGTTCGCGTAGTCTCCATTCGACCCCCGTGTCTGTCTACCCAGACACGGGGGTCCCTTTCCGGCCCGCAATACCACAGACTGTGAGGCAGACGCATGAAGGCCGTTGACTACGACACGCGACAGTTCTACCGCCGTATGGGGGTGATCGTCCGGGACGCCCGGGTGGCTCACGGGATGAGTCAGGCAGACCTGGCCACGCACATGGGGCTGACCGCCAACGCGATCCAGTTCTGGGAGGCTGGCCTCCGGCGGCCGTCCGCAGACGCTATCCCCGATCTCTGCCTCGTCCTCAAGCTCACCCCGCAACGGCTCCTGGGGATGGACCGATGATGCTGATCGGAGCGCTCGTGTGGGCATTCAAGCGGCACGCGGTCAACGTCCTGGCCGTGACTGTCTGGGTGGCCATGGGAGCCGCGCTCCTGTTCCTCCTGGCCGTCGAAATCTTCTCAGGACAGAGGTAGACAGCCCTGGCCACGGGGTGTAGAGTTTTACTCAGAAGGACAGGGCAACCGGCCCGGCCCCGACGCTCTGAGGAGTGGTTCCAATGATCGCATCCCACCAGGTAGAGCAGTGGTTCGCCCGCCAGGCGGCGGTCATGCCCGCCACGGTCAAGTCCTCCGAGTACGGCACGGACGTCACCTCTGCCGCGATCCTGGGAACGGTCCGATACGATCTCCTTTCGTCCATCGTCTACGGCCCCAAGTACCGCCGGGGTGTGGCGGACAACCTGGCGAGGGCGCTGCGCGCTTTCAAGATGGAAGACGCAGACACTGCGCTGATGTGGCTGGGAGACGCTGTAAAGGGCGCGACCCGCTGAACCCTGAAAGTCCCCGTTCCGGCGGGGACTTTTTTCTAGGCAGGGGTAGACAATCATAGTCACGTCGTGTACTCTGTAAGAGAAGAAAACGACGAGGGGAAAACGAAATGAACGCCAAATCCCGCACCGAACGCCAGATCATCCGGAACCGTCGCCGCGGCACCGAGGTTCTCCCGGCACCGAAGCCCCTGCCGGACCTGGCAGAGTTCAAGGCTTCTCAGCTTGAGGACGCGGCGGAACTAATCACCGATGGCGGAATCGTCCCCCTCCGCAGCATCATCTTCCGGACCGTGTCCACGGACGGCACCGAGCTGCACCTCACCACCGCGAACGCTTGCAACTGCAAGGCTGGTCTGAGGGGAATCCGCTGCTACCACACCGCTGCGGCCCGCATCCTGATGGCTGCATGAGAGGGGCTGGACGACATGAACCCGCTTATACCGATGATGGCGTTCCTCTTCGCTCTCCTGATCGTCCTTCCGCACCACACCACCTACCAGACCATCAACCCGGCCCCGGCCGCTCATGTGACCGGGGCCCCGTAGGGGGAGCCATGAAAGGCTGGGCCATGACGGTTACCGCTGCGGTACTGATCGGGGGAACAGCCCTGGGGATCGCAGCGGTACAGGAACAGGGGGCCGCTGTGGGCCCCCGAACGACACCGACGACCATCCGCGTATGCCAGAGAGTCAACGCCCGTTAGAGGAGCAACCATGGCCAAGCACGCCGCACCCTCACCGGAACCTATCGGCCCCGGGCCGCACCCCTCTGCGGAGGAGAGCCAGGATCTCGCGGACTCATTCGAGGCCCAGTGGTCCGGAGCGGTACACGAGCCGGTAAGGTACCCCGCGATCGCCAACTACGAAGCGACGCACCGCAAGAAGTAGCCGCACACGCCGAAGGGCCAGGGGATTTGACTCTCCTGGCCCTTCTCTGTACCCACTCACCACTATGAGCTTATCAGCGCCTGCGTCCGTTGTGGGAAGCCTGCGCGGTGCGTTCCAGGATGGCGTTCTGGAACGCCAGGGTGGATGCGACCTTCTTTGACTGTGCGAGGCGATCCACGGAGGTACGGTACTCGCGCTGGGCCCGGAGGCTGGAAACGGAGGTCAGGAGTTTGGCCGCTTGCAGTTCCCTGTCAACGGCCTTGCCCTTCTTCTTCCGAAGCCTCCGATGGATCACAACGCGCCACCCCCGGACGAGGGGATCGAATGGGGAGCGAGGACGGCCAGGAGCGCGGTGACGGTGCGCCCTGACTCCGTAGTCGCGTCCATACGGTCCCGCTCCCGTTCTAGTGCCTGAAGTGTGAGCCGATGGGCCGCTACTTCCCGCTCGTACTGTGATCGCCATTCGCCTGCCCTGTCAGTAGCCCGGTCTAGTTCCTTCTTCCCAGTGATCATACCGGTGAGCCAGAGAACCAGGACGACGCCAAGTACTCCCACATTTACCAGATAAGTCAGGGGATCGGTCGCAGCCTGATTCATTTTTCACTATCCCTTCACGTTTCCCGCGTGCTCGCTCGGGGTGGTTCGGGGTGTGTGCTGGGCCGCGTACCCCGCGAGGAAGGTACCCAGCGGGGGCACAGCGATCAGGATCACTGACTGCCACACTCCTGGGATCGGCCCCAGAAGCGCGTGGTTGTTCTCGATGTCGTTCAGGAGCGCTACCGCGACGCTGGCCATGGCCGCCGCCAAGGTGGACATTTTCACCTTGGCCTCGATCGCGGGAGCCTTCACGCGGCACCCCCGGGAACGACAGGCTCCGTGACGTCCACGTGGACCTTGATGACAGACGCAGCGATCGCGGTCTGAACGGCCTTGACGACGACGGCAGTGTCCACGTTCTTCCCGGCCAGGGCTGCAATCGCCTTGATGACCGCGTCGTAGTGGCCGTCCATGTGATCGAGGTAGGACGAAACCGGGATCTTGACCGGGTTGCCTTTCGCGTCCTTGCGGAACGAACTAGTGACCGTCGCGTTCAGAACGGCCTGAGCGATCTCGGCTGCATCGGCTGCGCTTACTGCCATGTTGGGATTCTCCGTAGTCGTGTTGGGTGTCTTGCCGGGCATCCACTGCCCGTAGTCCGCCGCGTAGGCGAAGTCCTTGTCACAGCTCACGCCGTTGATGGTGACCGTGTGACCGTCCTGGCGGATGTGCGTACGGGCGTCCCAGAGGCCACCAGACCATGCGACGGTCTGCCAGCCCCACTTGGCCACTCCGCCGTCCATGAGCGCCTTAACGACGCGGTATCCGCCGTACACGCCCGTACGGGCCGGGGTGAGGACCGAGGCCACACCCTGGAAGTACGGGGCCACGGCCGCCGGGTTGGCGTCGAAGTCCACTGCGAAGTAGATCGGTCGGCCCTCCGGCAGACCGGCCGTGCGAGCCTGGATCAGCGCTGTCTGAGCGTCCGCGATACCGGCCGCTCGTCCGGCGCCTGCACGGGAGGCGGTTGACTCCCACACGACTACCGACCACAGACCGTGGTAAGCGAGATCGTCCGCCTCGGTGCGGGAAATGTTCTTCTTGATGTCCGGGCTGAGATACCTGCACGCGAAGTGCATGTCCGCTGCCTTGAGCGCTGCCCCGCCAGGGTGGGTCCAAGCGTAGTCAACGCCATTGATGATCGTGGTCATGAAGCCTGCCTCAATCCGGCAAATGGGGGTTTTTGCTTGTAGCACAGGGTAACCCCTGTACTGGTTTAGTCCAACCCCAGGCCAACGGAATCTAGTACCGGCGGGTACACTGCGTATCCGAGGCCACGTTCTGGGAAGGGAACGTGGCCTCACTACATCGAGGAGACGGAACGTGAAGGCAGCACGACCTATCGCGGTAGCAGCATTTGTCCTGGCCACGGCCCTATTCTCGGTCTACTCCGCAGAAAATGCGGAAGCACCGCGACCCCCGGCCACGGTGCTTCCTGTGCCTGCTACTCTCCCTGCCCCTGTTCCCCCGGGCGAGGCTGCCGCCGCCTAGGCGAACGGGCCGCCCTGGGAGCTAGTGACATTGTCGGTCGTCACGTGCTTAACGCAACTGACAGTCACGTCCGCATCGGGGCCCCAGCCGAGGTTGAGAACGGCAGTGAGCAGCGCGTTAGCCATGTCGTCGGTCATGCCGGTCTGGATCGCGTCCACCGACCACTCCCCGGTGTCGGTCCCCTCGTCGGAGTCCTCCGAGGTGAACGTAAAGTCGTACGTGGTCGAGTTGACAGTGTTGGCCATGATTTCTCCCAGTTGTCCATCAGCGTCTTGATCAAGGTTCGCTGCCCCGAACGAGGATAGATCTTACGCCACCTGGGTGATTTTGAGCCAACTTCCGCGACGGACAACCGTGGCCAACGGGTTCGAAATGTTCTGGGCCCACACGAGGCTCAGGGTTCCTGGTACCGCAGGCTGAAACATGCCGTTGAACGAGACGGTTTGGAAGTTCCCTGATCCCGCAACCCCGGCTCCTCCGAAAGGCTGGGTTGTCCCGTCCACGGACCGACCCATCCCACGGAAGTCCGTCAGTGCGGCCGTTCCCTGGCCCTGTCCGATCCAGTTACTGAAGACCAGGGTAGTGGACGTGGTGAGCGAAAATCCTACTTTGATATCCCCTGCCGAACCCCCTGCTGTTGCCGCGCTGGGGGCGAAGAAGTTTATGAACGCTTCCAGGATGTACACGCCGATGCCCGTGTCTACTACTAGATCAGGGTCAGCGGCAACAGTGACGTTGCTTATCTTGGAAGTGTCCGCGAGTTTCCACGCGGAGATCGAGGAAATGGAGTTAAGACCCCGGGCGGGAACGATCTGGTTAGCGGTCCACGTGGGGAATACGGTTCCCGTCACGACAGTACTCCTTCAGCGGTAGAGGGTTACGCAACCTGGGTGAGCTTGAGCCAACTCGCCTGGCGGAGAGTAGTGGTACCCACCGAGTCAATGGACCATAGGAAACTCAGAGTCCCGGACGTCAACGCCTCGATCATCCCATTGAAGAAAACGCCTTGGAAGTTCGCCCCGTTGTCTCCCCAAATCTGGTTGGTCCCGTCGATGGACTTGCCCATGCCCCGGAAGTCGGTTACCGCCGCCGTTCCCTGGCCGATACCCATCCAGTTATTGATGCCCTGAGTACCGGAGTAGGAGAATCCCGCCCGGAAATGGCCGCCGCCCGTGGACGTGTAGTTGGCGAACGCCTCGATGGCGTACGTCCCGGGAATGAGGTCCATGACCAGATCAGGGTCAGCAGTAGGCGTGACAGACGACCGTGCAAGCTGGGTAGTCTTCCACGCCACGATGGGCGGGATGTCGTTCAGACCGGCCGCAGTGATGGTCTGTCCAGCAGACCACACGGGGAAGAAAGTGCCTGCCATGGTGGGTACCTCTCAGAGAGCAGCGACAGCGGGGGCAGTGAGACTGATCGTAGCGCCTGACGTCTGCGCCTTGACCACACCGTTGACGGAACGGATCACCGAAATGGTCTGGGGCGACGTTCCCGTCGATGTGGCCGCGTCGAACAGCAAGATGTCCCACCAGCGCAGAATGTTGGCGGTTGTGGGAGCGGTACCGAAGCGGCCCCGGACCACGGCGCGGCTCGCGCTGGCCGGAGCTACGAAACTCTGGCCGATGAACGTCCACGTGTTGGCCGCTACCGTTTGGGACGGCCCGACGCTGGTGGACAGGAACACGCTAGACGAGTTGTACCAGTCGATCGCCATTTCAAGGTCCGCGAATCCCAGCACGCTGTGGAACCAGCCGGACGCCCGGTACGTGTTGCCCACGGTGATGCTTCCCACGGCCGTCATGGCGTCGAACACTCCGCCTACCGCCGTCACCCCATCGGGGATGAGTTTCAGGGACGCTACGGCCCCGCTGCCCGTGTTGACGACGGCGGTGTCCCGGGTGAACGACGATCCTCCCAGGGCCAGCCAGCCACCCGCGTCGGTGAGGAGCAGAGGGTTAGCGTTCAGTACCGTCCCCGTACTCAGGGCTGTTACCTGTTCGCCGGACACCGTGAGGTCGAACGGGTACTGGGACACATCGGTGGTCCATGTGGGTCCCGTGGACGTGGCAACGCTGAACGTCGTGGCTGCACTGGTAGCGCTTGCGTTCAGTGTACTGCCCGCCGTATCCGCCTTCGATCCCAGGACGGTAAGGTCGCCCGCTTTGGCCACCAGATTGGGGCTGTACGGGATACCGGTGAAGTTGACGATATGGGTGAACAGGTTAATCGTTTCCTGGATTCCGATTACCAGTTGATCAATAACCTGACCCAGCCGGATCGGAGCCCCGGTCACCTTGACGCGAATACCGGGAAGGACTCCTAGTACGTTGTTCCGCTGGGAGGTGGTGATTTCGGTACGAGCCAGGTTCACTGTCAGAACGGGGTATCGGGCATCGGGAGTGGTTCCGATGTGCAGTCGCCAGTCCGCGTGGTACTGGAGATCGGCGTCAAGTTCCACGTTAAGCGTCGGGTTGTCCTGGTACAGCCCTACACCGTTCGGGGGATCGAGAACCGACAGCGGTCCGGTAGACAGCGTGGAACGGGCCGAGGAACCGCTAGGGCGTTGCGCGATGATGTCATTGCGCAGGTTCAAGTCGTCGGGTACGGGAGCGGGGATATCCGCCATGTCCCCGTGGGTGTAAGAGAGGATCAGACCGGGATCGGCGTCGAGCATCGCAAGGCGGGACCGAAAGGCCAGACCGAAAGCCAGTTCCCGTTCGAGGAGAATGCCGCCGTCCACGTCCACGCATTCCTGAATGAGATCGAGGAAGGCGTTAGGGAGCTGGGGGCCCATACGGTCCGCAGACAGCGGGTTGAAGAATTCGAAGTCCACCCCCCGCTCATCACACAGGCGGTTGAGCCGCAGACCGGCCGATTCCCCGAGGAAAGCCGTTACAGCGTTCCCCAGGTCATTGAAGGCCGTCACCGCTGCCTGGAGAGAGATATGCCCGATTACCGTATCGGTGGCAGTCTGGCCAGGAGTCGTCTGAATACTGGTGATCAGACCCACGGTGGCGGCGGTGAAAGTACCGGTCAACTGGGAGTTGACCCCGTTGGATACATCGACCGTCGCCAGAATCCAGTTGACGTTGGCGCCGGACTGGGTGAGCCCCATGGACACACGGCGGGGCGAGTTGTCGATGTTGAACGACACTGGGCCGGTGTCGAACAGAACAGTGATCCCGTCCGTGTCCAGCCCCCGGAGGGACAAGCCTCCGCCCGTGTTGTACGTGACGGCCCAGAACGGGACGCTGCCTGTGCCGTGCGCCTTGATGATCTGGGTGTTGTTCGCCAGCGGGGTGGGGAGGTCGAGAAGAAATCGAATCTGGGTCTGACCCGTGGACGTGTAGGTGGGAACGACGCCTCGGATCGTGGACCCGTTCGTCACCGGCAGCGGATTGGAACACAGGAACACGGTGTCGGACGCGAGGTTGGGAGAGCCCGTGATGACCATGGACGGGCCGCCAATGGCGGACGCGATCGAGGTGGATTGGGCCCCGTCTTCCATCGGCCAGTACGCCTTGAGCCCCACCACGGTGTCACCGGTCAGTCCGCGGTACAGCGTGGACCCTAGCGGGGCCGAACCCTGGCGGAGCTGCCGCAGGATGCCCGCTGCGGTGATGTCCACCCAGATGTCTTTTTCCGTGAGATCCCAGCCCTCGGGAAACTCGGGGATGGACCCCCAGAAGCGGAACGACCGGGTGATTCCGTCCGCCTTGAGCACGGACACGCGGAGCTGGGAGTTTCGGCCGAACTGACCGTAGTACGGTCCCATGGGGTTGCTGGGGGAGAAACGGCCGTCGCGGTTGTTGAGCTGAAACGAGCAGCTACCGGGGTCGGGAGTGTCGCCGTTGGACGTCTGCCCACGGGAAATGCTGATCGCTCCGCCGTCGCGGACCATGACGAAACTCGTGATGTCCGTCCACACGGCACCGACCAGCATCTCAACCAGTAGGCCAGGGGTATTCGCCATCTGCCTTATCCTCCGTGCCCGAGTGCGGCCTGCACGCTGCCTCCACTAATGTGGCGAATCCTACGGCGCAGGGGGTCCACGATGACTTCGGCCACGGCGCGGCCGTCCATCTGGAGAACCACCAGCATAGGGGCCGAACCTCCGCCACCCATACCCGCCATCATCCGGCCGCTGTCGGGGTTGCTGTGCACCGTGGACCCACCCGGCAGGCTCACAAGCTCCGGCCCGTGTTCCCCGACTAGGGTCATGCCATTGCGCACACCGCCCGTGGCAGCAGTGCGCACGGCCCCGACGACGCCTCCGTGAGCGAACGGGTTCAAGCTGCTCAGGATGCTTGAACCCGCGCCCTTGACCGCGTTGCCCACTCGGCTGGGGAGGCTGGTGACGAACGAATCGATCTGGTCGATGATGCCTCGGATGTAGCTCCACGCCTGGGTGAACGGCCATTCCAGGATGCTCACGAGGCTGTTCCACGCACGGTGGATAGCCCCCACGGTACTTCTCGCCACGCTGGTGATCTGATGCCAGTGGGAAACGATGTAGATCACTGCCGCCCCGATGGGGCCGGTAAGGATGCTGGCCAGGAGCCGCCAGTGATCCTTGATCCAGTTGAAAGCCGCCTCGGCCGCGTGGATTACCGCCCGGAACGCTGTAGTGGCAGCGTGGCCTACATCCCGGATGATGTCCCGGAACGTCTTACTGTGCTTGTAGGCGATGATGATTCCCGCCACCAGAGCAGCAATAGCGATGATGACGAGGCCAATAGGATTCATCTCCATTTCACCGTTAAGGATGCGCTGAGCCGTACTCCAGATAGTTGTCACCATGGCGACAGTCTTAACGGTTACGGCGTAGACAGTGAGAGCCACCATCAACCCCGTTACGGCTCCGAGCAGCAGCATCGTCGCGGTCTGATGCTTAGCGAACCAGCCGACCACCACGGTGAGGATGGGGATCAGCTTCTGGCCCAGCTCGATCAGGAGCGACTGGAACCCGGCCTGCAACTGTTTCGTCTGCTGGCCCAGGGACTTCTGGACGAGTGCGAAACCCTTGACCTTCCCGTCCGCATCCGAGGTGGCCCCGCCCACCGCCCGGATCGTGGTGGCCGTGGCCTTCATGTTCTTGCCCACCGTGGACAGCGCCGCGTTCGCTCCGGGGGCGGTGCCCATGAGCATCTTGAGAGCAGCCGCGAACTCCGGAGTACCTTCCTTGCCCGCCTTACTGGCGGACTGGGAGAGGTATTCCATAGCGTCCGTCAGACCGTTCGGCCCGTGCAGCTTCTCTTGCAAGACTTTAGAGGAAACTCCGAATTCCTCGAACGCACCCTTCATTTTCGCTGTCGGGTTCAGGAGCGAACGGAGAGCCTGCGCGAGGCTGAAAGAAGCTCTCTGTGCAGTGAAGCCGTGGTTCGTCATGTTCGACAGGGCGCCCATGACATCCTGGAACGAAATGCCAGCCGCAGACGCTGCCGGAACGATGTTGGCGAACGACTTGGAGAAGTCCTGGAGATTGGTCTTGCCGTGGGCAACGGCTTCCACCATCTTGGACGTGATGTTGGCCGCGTCGGACGCCTTCAGGTGATAGTCCACCAGGATGTCCGTCAGTGCTTTGGCCACATCGGTTGTGTTGGCGCCTTCGGCCGCAGCGCCCTGAGCCGCTGCCTTGAGAACAGTCAGCCCGTCGCCAGCGTGGTATCCGGCCGCTTCCACGAAGTACATGGACTTGGACAAGTCCTGTGCCGAGACGCCCACCTGCCCGGCCATGTCGAGCATGCCCTTGCGGACCATATCGATGTGATCGACAGACTCACCTGCGGATGTCACGAGCTGGGTAGTGGACGTCTGGTAACTGGAAGCCATTTTGACCGACTCGTAACCGATGCCCGCCAGGCCAGCCATAGCGGCCTTACTCATCTTGCCCATGGTGCCTTCAAGGCCACGAGCGTCTGCGGTAGCGGCTTCGAACCCGGGACGCGCAAGGTTACGGCTCGTAATGATGATGTCGACCACGTTCGCCATCTGTTTCACCCCTTCCCATCTCTTCGATCCGCATGAGTTGCAACAGTTCCGAGTCTTCGTTCAGCAGTGTCTGAAGGGTGTAGCCTCCGAACCTTTCCAGAGCTCCCAGGATGAACGACGCCCGTTTCAGTTCTAGAGGCTCAGTGACGATGCTTCCGTCAGGCGCAATCCCTCCGGGGACGGATCGCCAGAGTTCGAGCCTCCGGGCAAAGGGGGCGCCACCGACGAAACCGCCTGGGTCCAAGCGGTGATCAGGTCCATGACGAACGGGAGTTCCTGGCTCTCGATCCCTTCCACGGTGGTCGGGACGGCGTTGCCTTCCTCGTCCTCCACGTTCCAGGAAATGATCGCCCGGGACAGGACTTCCAGAACAGGAGTCATGCTGGCTTCCGAATTGGACAAGTCGAGGGACTGGATAGCCAGAAGATCCTTGAGCGTCGCGGAGGACATCAGGACTTCCAGGCCATCGAGATCCGGGTCTTCGAACTTGAGCCGGTAATGCTTGCGCTTAGGTGTGAAGCCCATCAGGCTGCCTCTCGGTAGGGGTGGATCATGACCACGTAGGTGCGACACCGTTTGCCAGCACGCCAGGAACGGACCACGTCAGTTCTCCGGTGTTGCTCCGGGTTAGAGCGTAGTCGGTCAGCAGGCACACCACGGACAGGAACGGGGTTCCGGCAGAGGTGGGCTGGATCTTGACCGTGCGGTTTACCCGGGTGCTGGAAATGGTCTTGAACACGTCGTGACTCTGGTTGGCCGCAGAGTTGTACACGCCGTTGAGCGTCACGCTGTAGTCCGCCAGGAGCAGCAGGCGCTCATGTGCGAACTTGTCAACGCCCGTGACGTCCTGAACAGCCATCGGGGTGGAAAACTGGTAGTTCGTGACATCGTTGCTGATGGTCTGCGGGGTGGGCGTCGTGTCATCAACGATGACCGCGCTACCCAGACCGGTAACTTTCGCCATGGTCAGCCTCTCTTAATCGCTTGATCGATCTTGTCCTGGTTGTTGCGCATATCATCCATCCAATCCTGGGGACGGGCAAAGGTGTAACTCCGCCCGGAAGGATTGCCTCTCCAGTCGCCGTGGCGACGGGTGAAGAGATCAGGCCGCGTCCGGTGCTCGGTGAAGCATCTCTGGAACGACTCGAACACGAACACGGTCAGACCCTCGCCCGTCCGCTTCTCAGTGAAGGTTCGGCCCGAGGCGGTGCGGATGTACTTGGCCTGGTTCTGGCCGAGCGCGGTCGCCTCGTCCACCGTGGTTTCCCACCCTCGCTGCCACGCCTGGCAGCCCGCCTCGCGGCATGCGGTGATGACCCCGGTGTCCTGGGACGCGCGCGCTCCGTAGGTCTGGTACATGCCCACAGGGCCGACAGGATCGAGGCGGAACGGTTGCTGGTTCACAGTTGCACCGCCAGAGTGTTCTTGGTGATCGCTACAGCGAACACGAGGGAAGAGAATCCTCCCGTGGTAACCGTGGTCACGCGCACGAAACGGCGGACCGTAGCGGTGCCGCCCACGGCCAGGCGCTGAGCCTGCGGAGTCGTGACGGTGATCGGGGTGAAGGCGCCCGAAGCCACATCAGCGAACGTGATGTTGTCCGCGCTGTCCTGGAGTTTCACCGTGACGTCGGTCCCGGCGAAGCTGAACACGTGCAGGTACGCCTGAAACCCGAAGCTGGTGGACGCGGTGAAGTCCACCCCGGTGCCGAGCGTGGCCACGGTGTCCGTCCGCTTGCCAGCCGTGAGCTTGTTGCCCCAGTCCAGCCCGAACGCGTTCCCCTGCACACTGACCGTGCTGGTGAGGAGTCCGTCGTTAGATCGGGTCGGAGCGTAGTCGATCTGTTTCCCGTTCAGGGAGGCGACGACGCCACCGAGCGTCTGGGGGGCCACGAAGTAGCTAGCGATGACGTCGGTACGAGGATGGTTGGACAGTGTGAGGTTTTCCTGCCCGGGGGACGGGTTGAAGATCGTGGTGAAGTCCATCTGGCCGTCCCGAAGACCGCCAAGCCGCTCATGGGCAGACTCGTTGATCGAGGTGACGTCCAGCGTGGCCAGCGGGCTGGCGACCGTCCCCAGGGCGTTGACGTCCCCGGACAGATCAAAGCCGCTAATGTAGAAATTGTCCCCTAGCCCGGATGACTTAGAAATGGGGATCACCGCCCTTCAAATCGAGGAAGTTCATCATGCCGCCTGACTCCAGGTGTCGTTGACCACCAGGGGGAGAGTGATAGTCAGGACGCGGTAAATGGTCCGATCCTGGTTGATGTAGCCCGCCTTGGAACTGAGCGAGTCCCCGAACATGCCGAGAAGGTCCACGTTTCGCACCCTGCCACCCAGTTCGAAGTCGCCCGAGTATGCGGTGAACAGCGCATCGAGGGCGGAGAGCATGGCCGGATCAATGCCGTCGTACGGCTGTTGGGTCATGCTCGTGTACAGCCGGACGTTCAGCACCATATAGGCCGTGGTGATCTGGAGTCCCGACGCTGCCGGTACGGGGCCGACCCGCTCCGCCCAAACCGCGCACGTGATCCCGTTGCCCGGAGCGTTCTTCGGTTCGTGGCCGTTCACCGTTTCGAACAGCCCCAGGGCGGAGGCGTGGGATACGACCGCGTCTACGATTCCCGAGATGTCCATCAATTCATCCGTCCCAGGTAGCTGGGAAGGAACCTGAGCGCGAGGTCAACGGCCCCGGAGTTGAGCTTTTCCCGGACCGTGCGGAAGGTCGCGTACCCCTTGAATCGCGTCGTGTCGTTGCGGGAACTCGTACCCTCTAGCCACGGGCCGTAGATCACTCCGCCGTCCGTCACCACGTCCACCATTCCGGGACGCCCTTCGACGCGCACTCGGGATTCGTAGTAACCGGTCGGGTTCTGAAGGACTTCTCCCAGCATCTGAAGGACCATATCCTTGCCGGTTTCGGCCAGCCGGTACCGGACCTCCGCCTCGTACGCGCGGACTGCCACCGAGGCGCGGCCGTCGAACACTGGGCCGTGTGGGTGGACGTTGAACTCGACCATTTCAGACCGTCCTCGTCCGGCCCTTGCG